CGGAACACCTCCTTTCTAGGGAGATGTTTTGTTTCTACGGCGAATGGCTGAGTGAAGCTCGAAAATGGCGGGGGCTGTTGCCGTATTGAGACCACAATGCCCTACCTTCATATCCGCCTGCCAATTCGAAAAGGCCCCGAGCGTTTTGACGCTAAGATAAAACATCTTCCGACCTGGCTATGGCGGAAGCTTTTTCCATATTCAATTGTGTGGCCATCGTAGCAGATCGGGTAAAGGCTACAAGGGGGGAAAACTTGGCTCGGATGCCAAACGGCTGTGGATTGTGACGCGTGATCCTTTGAATATCACGGCGCTGATCGCGGCGCGCAGAAACGATTGTAGCTCGGCTCGCGTCAACGACCCGAGATCGGTTCCGGGAATTTTCTTTTTAACGGCTTCGACTACAAGTTCCTCCAACCGGGATTCCCGGATTGCAGGCAGGAGCTTGCACCGGCTGGAACACCGGTAGTAGAACCTGCCGTGCCAAGAGTCGCCCACATAGCGTGAGCCGCATCCGCCACATTGCACCAATCCTTTCAATAGGTACTGGTGTTTTTCGTTGCGCGGAGAAAAGGCAATATTCTGTTTGAGCCGGGTTTGTACTCGCTGCCAGCGGTCCCGGTGAATGAGCCGCAACCGTTCCGGCAGCTCAAGAGGTATCCATTCTTCGCGGGGACGTAACCGCAAACTGCTCTTGATCCGCTTGCGGTAGGCCGCCTTGCTCCTTCGCTGCCGTGGTTCACAACATTGGAACTTGTTGTAGTGCCAAGTGCCGGCGTACATCTCGCTGTGGAGAATTCGCAGCACGCTGGAAGTTCCCCATGGCGCACCCTTCCTGGTAGGGACTCGCCGCTCATTGAGCCGGCGGGTGACGCGGCTCGCCGAGAGCCACTGCGTATCGACCCAGGCGAACATTTGGCGGACAACCCCAGCTTCGTACGGCTCCACTTCGAGCCTCCCCGGCTTGCCGTTTATCCGGTCCATCCTCTGGTATCGATACCCGTAGGCCGTATTTGACCCGAGGTACTGTTTCCGATGTTCGACCTTGTGGCGACGACCCCGGCGCGTGCGATCGGTGATGAGTTCCCGCTCGAACTCCGCAAAGCTCCCCAGGATGTTGACCATTAGGTTGGACATCGGGCTCACCTCCGACGGTAGCTTCCGGAAGATGACACGTACGTTGTGCCTTTCCAGGTCGCGTTTGATAACGCCAAGGTGGGTGACGTCGCGGGCTAGGCGGTCCACGTCGTTGATCAGGACCGCTTGGAATCGACCGGCGCGCGCGTCGTCGCGCAGCCGATCAAGTTCCGGTCGGGCCATGATGCTTCCGCTCCAACCCGCATCCTTATATACACCCGCAATTGCCCAGCCTTTTGCGTGGACAAACCCCTCCAATTCGGTGATCTGTGAGTCGATGGTCTGACCGTCCCGTTGCTCTTCGGTGGACACGCGCGCGTAGATTGCGAGCCGCAGTCCAGCGTCTTTGCTTTCAATCATGGGTGTGTTCGTTACTTGTAAAGTGGTCCGAACACGACTCGGGTGATGCGAATAGCCACCCACACAGCCTTCGTCCGGACCGTGTGGGAAGAGTAACGGGAAAGCCTGGCGCTGCACCAGGGCCCCCTCATTTAGTTTTGGCCGGCTCGGATTATGAATGCGTAACGCTCCACAACTGTGTTGGAGGTTCGCCAGGCGGTCACAACAACACATGAGGTTAGGACCGCCGGGTATGTCGGAGGTGGATTCCATCTTGGGCATGAGGAGTGCCGGATTGCGACCCTGGAGTCCTATTATTGTGGTCGCAATCCAGCACCCCTCATAGGCAAGGTGAAAAAGCTGTTGCGGCATCCCGGAGGTCACAACAGATTGGGGTCCTCTGATAGCATGACCGCCAGAGCCGGCGGCCGGGGCTCGGTTGGGCGCTCCCAAATCCAGACGACCCTCTGACATCCCGCCACTGTGGCGGAATGTCAGAGGGCCTCCGCCTTTTTTGGGGTACGCCCGGTCGGACGCATGGGCCGGGAAATCCCCGGTGGTCCGGGCGGCACGGAAGCCTCGATTGTCATCTCCGGCCCCGAGGCACCCGGAATCGGGAGCGGAATGCGCCCGCGGATGACGATGCGATTACCGTGAAAGACAGCGGATTCTATGAGGGCTCGCAAGAGTTCGCGCCAGCCATCGGCCGTTAAGCTCGCAAGTTTGTTTGCCGCCTCCGCGCAATAGTCAACCACGGCCGTCGCAATTTGTTCGGTAGGAACCTCGGGATGTTGGGCTAGTGCGGCACGCTCGAGATCCAGGGCTGCCCGCCCGGCCCTCAGCCTCTCGAGTTGCTGACCGAGCTGCGCCGGCGAAATGAGCTCTGTGCGGTATCCATCCAGAAGACGTTGCTCCTCGGCAGACATGCGCTGCGCATTCCGCTCAATCCGCTCGGCAGCGCCCACCTGCATCTTGGCTTCAGTCGCTTCGGCGCAATCCAAACGACGCAGCGGCTCCAGGATCACGTCCGGGTTCGTCATGATGCGTCCGATTGCGTGCTTGACCACGTCATTCAGCTTGGATTCAGAAATGCAAGGGACTTGTTTGCATCGTGCGAGACACCGGTAAAAGAAGCGGCCGTGGCACGGGTCGCCGACGTAGCCCGCTCCGCAACCACCACACCGTATCAGCCCCTTGAGCAGATAGGCGTGCTTTTCATTCCTTGACGAGAAGGCATAGTTGCGAGTGAGCTGTTGCTGCACGCGCAGCCACCGCTCCCTTGGCACGATGCGAAGCGACTCCGGTAACACAAGCGGCAACCACTCGCTGGCGGACCGTCTCCGGACACTGCACTTGCTGCGCTTACGATACCGGGGGCTGGTTATGCGATTGCGCGGTTCGCAGCACTGGAACTTGTTGTAGTACCAGGTTCCGGCGTACATCTCATTCCGGAGAATCCGCAACACGCTGGACTTGGCCCACGCTGAAGCACCTTTCCTGGGTTGTATCTTGAGTTCGCTGAGACGCATCATTACGCGCCTGGCGGACAAGGCCTCGTCGTCCACCCATTCGAACATTTGTCGTACCGCTGCGGCCTCGTCAGGCACGATTTCGAGTACTCCCTCCGCGCCCGTGGCGCGGTCTTTCGGAGTGTACCTGTAGCCATAGGAGGTGTTCGATCCGAGGTACAGCTTGCGCACTTCAACCTTGTGGCGCCGCCCCCGGCGCGTACGGTCGGAGATCATTTCCCGCTCGAATTCAGCGAAGCTACCCAGAATGTTCACCATCAAGTTATACGTCGGGCTCGTCTCGGTGGGCAGCTTGCGGAACATCACCTGGATTCCCTTTCGTTCCAGATCCCGCTTGATCACACCCAGATGCGTCACGTCCCTTGCCAGCCGGTCCACGTCGTTGATCAGGGCAGCATCAAAGACCGCCTTCTGCGCGTCGTCGCGCAGACGGTCGAGTTCGGGCCGTTCCATGACGCCGCCGCTCCAGCCCTCATCCTTATATATGCCGGTGATCAGCCAGACCTTCTCGCGACAAAAACGCTCGAGTTCGGCGACTTGGGAGTCGATGGTCTGCCCTTCCCGCTGCTCCTCGGTAGAGACTCGGGCGTAGATGGCGATCCGCAGGCCGGTTTTTGGGACTTCGGGCATGTTCGGAGAATAGGGTTAAGAATCATCGGGTCGTTCACACAATAGCGTCTTGTCCGTGTGTGTCAAATCCGCCGGAGTGGATAACGGCACCCGCCGGTGGAACACGATGGCAACCGCCTTCAGCAGGGCGTGAGGGTCGGGATTGGGGGCGGTCTCCCAAATCACCATGAGTTTGGTTGGAGTGGGTGGTTTTGGCATACGGAGGTCAGCATAGGAGATCGTTGCGCCGTCGCCAAGACGGGAAAATTTGGCACTCTTGTCATGTCAGGGCAAGGGAGCCAGTTTTCCCGTCTTTACTTTTTGTCCAGACAGCGCCACCATCTGCCTCATGTTCAAGCTCAATGTTATCTTTGAATTCATGGCGGAACTCATGCGGACACTCCTTGTGAGTGAGTCTGCTGAACGTGTCCGTACAAAAGCGCGGAGCCTGCGTATGCCGCGTCGGCTGCGCGGGATGAAGCAGGTTCGCCGCCACGTTTACCGCCAGTGCCGACGGCGGCTTTTTGACAAGTTATCCACCTGAGGGAGCCCCGAGCGGCCTTTGTGCCAAATTTTCCCTACTTTGCAAAACCAATACAATTGCTACAGTGACTTTACTAAGAAATAAAAAGTCACTATGCGACAAAACAAACAGCAACATCAGGACATGCTGGATCATTTTCGAAGGAGGATGGGCTTCACTGCCGCGCATGTGGCCCACCTGCTGGGGCACCAGGACGCGTCAGCCCTATCGGACTACGAGCGCGGCGAGCACACGCCGTCACTGGCCAATGCCCTGCGCCTCGGGATCATTCTGCGTGTGCCGGTGGAGTTCTTGTTTCCGGCCCTTTACGATGGGCTGCGCAATGAGATCCGGGCGGAGGAGGAGCGGCTGACCGCACCTCAGCAACCCACGCTGTTTTGAACTGGCATTTTAATTTTCACCCAAAACCATGACGAACATTCTTGATCAGGTAGCCCGGAGTTTCTCCTCTGCCCGATACGGCCAGTTTCAACCGAGCGATCAGCGCGAATATTTCGCTTTGCGGCTGGCTCAGAAGCTCGATGACGCAGCCGCAGCCCGCCACTATGCCGAACTCTTGGAGCATTACTCGGAGGCTCAACTCCTGGCGGCTTACCGCCGCGCCAAAGCTGCCGGCTCCCATCTTGATCCCGCTCGCAGCTTTCATCTGGAGCTTAAACGGCTGGAAGGCAGAACCGGCGACGGGCCCGCCATGCGGCGTTTGGCCGCGATTCGGATTGAACGCCGGGCGGTAGCCGTCGCTATCCTAGAGGGCGACCATTTGGCAGCACCTCCGCAGGTACGCCAGCTTTCCTCTAACACCGACAAGGCCCTCAACAGCGCCGCCTCCTTTATCAGTCGCATCCTGCAAAAGTACCCACTGGGCACGGCGGCTCTCGAAACCATACCTCGTAAGACCGAGGTTCTCCGGGGCGATCTGATGGAAATCATTTCTCGCGTCCTGGTTGAGCAGAACATCGGCATCTGGGAGGTACCAAAGCAAGACGTGCTGGCATCGTTCGGCCATCCGCGCCCGCGTTTCCGCAATCAAGTGCGCCAGGTCATTTCCACAATCTGGCCCGGCGTCAACGGCAGCTTTGGATCTCCGCTGATCAAGGACGCCCTGGCGCTTGGCCTGTACTGCCAAGTCGAACGCCTCTTTAACCTTTAACCCCACGGTCCCATGGTTGGTCCCCTCGCCTACATCGGCGGCAAGAATCGCCTCGCCGCCAAGATTATCTCGCTGCTGCCCGAGCACACCGCCTATGTGGAACCCTTTGCCGGCGGCGCCCAGGTGTTTTTTCACAAGCGCCCCTCCGAGGTTGAAGTGCTCAATGACCTGGACGGGGAGATTGTCAACCTCCTGCGGGTCTGCCAGTGGCACCATTCAGAACTGATCCGGTATTTGAAATACACCGTGGCCAGCCGCTCGTGGTTTGATCTGCTCGCCAAGACCGACCCAGCCACCTTGACGGATATTCAGCGCGCCGGCCGATTTTTCTATCTTCAGAAGAACTGCTTCGGCGGTCTGGTGGTCAAGCGGCATTACCACTATGGCGTGGTGCAGTCCCCCAATTTCAACCCGGAGCGCCTGCCGACCGTCATTGCCAAAGCGCACGAGCGGCTCCAGCGCGTGCAGATCGAGTCCTTACCCTACCAGCAGATCTTGGAACGGTACGACCGTCCCACCACCTGCTTCTACATGGACCCGCCGTACTGGCGGCGGAAGCTTTACCGCTACAATTTCAGCGACGAGGACTTCGCGCAGCTCGAACAACGCCTACACAAGATCCGTGGCCGGTTTCTGCTTTCCTTGGACGATCA